TCATTCCATACAGACTTTTCCGACCGAAAGCAGATACGAACACCAGCCGTAGCTGATGCCGAGGGCGATAGCCCGGTTGTTTACCTGTTCAATCGTGTACTTCGGTGGTTTGAACGGCCTCGGCTCCCCTGCCAGCAACTCCTCAAGGCGGCTCTGTTTTCTGCGGGTGGACTGTTCCTTGCTCCGTTCGGCATAATACTCGCGGTTCGCCAGATAGTATCGGTGGAAGGCTTCGGCCTGACGCTTCTTGGCGCACTCCTTGCAGAACCGCTGGCGGTTCGTCGGGTTTTCAATCTCCCTTCCACACACCTCACACTTCTTGCCGGTCATCTGAAAATCCTCCCGGAGTCCTTATCCATGAGAACAACCCGGCCCACGATCTCAAACCCGGCGAGATCGGCTACCTGCTTCAGTGCGCCGACCAACGCGCTGATGGTGCGCATTCGGGCCGCTTCAAGCTGTTCCTCCTTGCGGATGTTCTTGTGCGCCTCATACGGCGTCGGGTCGTTGTAATGCTCGCTGTTCTTCAGTTCCACGGTCGGCACCTCCTCATCAACAGATCATCGGAATCAGAAAGAACCACAACGGGTACGTCTGCCCAGTTACGATAATGGCCGCGACAATCGCAGCTCCAACTGCCAGCCACTTGGCTGCATCAGACATTTCAGCCCACATTAGTTTTTCCCTCCGTTTCAAGGTCTTTGTACGTTTTTTCCATCATCCGCTCTGAAAAATACAGCGCTTCAGCCAGTCTTCCCTCAACGATCATTCGCTCGGTGCAGGGCGGAAATTTGGAGCATTCAAACAGCGCTTTTCTGACCGCATAACGAAATCCATCACTTGCAATTCTGAGGTCAAACATTTCTTTACGTGTCATTCTGCTTTTTCCTCCGGCGCTACAGGCAACGGCATCCAGAACGGAACGTCCACAGGGTGAAAAATTGCATTCTCCCAATATGTGATGTCAACGTGCTTGACCGCGGCTCCCCAAACAATGATTCTTCCGAGTCTGTCAGCATCCGCTTCTGTCGGCGGGTCATACTTGGAATTTCTCCAGCATTGACCGGCCACTTCCTGCGGGGTAGCTTCTGGCTGGGTGTCGATATAGTTCTCCACATCCCGTAATGTGTGGATATGGCCTACCTTCATGCCCATGCGCAGGAACTCTTTCAGCATCTCAGCTTCAAGATACCGTTTCTTACTCATAAGGCGTCGTCCTCCTTTGCCTCAGCAACGTAGCACCAGCTCTGGGGCGGCTTGCTCAAACAGCAGCCATTGATTGCGCAGGTCGGCGGGAGCATATAGCTTCCAGACGGCTGATAATGCTCGCAGCTCTCATTTCCACAGACATCGGTTCCGTTCATGCCACGAAAGTCATGCCTAGAAAAGCCGGACAAGGACTTGGGCTGGTCATAAATCTTCAGGTCTGAGATATGCCACGCATACAGCTCCTTGCGCTCGGTGAACGAGGAGCAATGGCTCCATCCGGCGTATTCTATGATTTGCTTCAAGGACAGGCAGCTTCCAGACGTGGCTCTTTCGATGTCTTCTTTGACAATCCATGTTTTGCCGATGATAGGCCTTATTTTGTCGCAGACGAACTCGGCGATAACGGTCTGTTCTTTCTGTCTGATTTCGATTGGAATGTTGCCACCGTCCCAAGTGACAAATTGCGGTTTACCGCGATATACTTCTCCGTCGCCAAAGACATCTCCATCTCTAAAGATGGTGATTAGCTTTTTTTGAGCCTTCGTGCAGTAGATGTAACACTTGAACGGAGGCTTCAGTTTTGGCCGATTCTTGCGAATCTCCACAGTTTTTTCTCCGTTGAGAATCTTCACGCACCACTCAGGTCGGATACTCAGGAGGACAGCTTTGTGTTCAGTGCTCATTCTGCTCCTCCGTATCCTCAATTTTTCGCATTGCCATTACCTCCATTCCTTCTTTTCCCGTATGAGCAGAAACCGTCCGGCGGCATCCTGTACTCCTCATCATACCGAATCCGTCTGTAGCACCACCCCGCCTTGATGTTCTTTCCATCGGCGAGCAAAGATGTCTTTCCGTAGTTCTTGAAATGTTCACAGTCCTTGCAGCGTACGACGGGCTCTCCGTCATAGTAGCCGTCATACTGTCCATCCCAGTGTGCCATCGGCCGCAGCGTTTCCGGGTCGATGAAAGGCGCACTCATCAGGTCATCGGCAAACCCGGAAACGAGGTTCGCAACGCTTTCCTTGACAACACCCTTGTTGTAGTCGAGATGGTTCCCGGAGGCCATCAAGGTTTTGGCCTCCTCCAGATTCTTCTTCGCCGCATCGTTCCATCCGTTGACGATGGGCACTACATTAACTAACCGTATGTCGCTCATTTTTTGTCTCCTTTCAGACAAGCCACTGGGCCATCATACTATCAAACTCCGAGAAGCCGGTGCAGTGCAGTTCGGCTTTCTGTTCATCGGAGAGAGCGTTGAACAAATCCATCAAAACTGCATCGTACATCGCTGTATCGACATCGAGGCTGTTATGCAGGCAGTACGAGGTCCACAAGGCTACAAGCTGGTTCTGGCAGGCATCGTTGTAGAAATCTGTTGTGTCATCCTTGACGTAATCAACGAGGAACTGCCATTCGGACTTCTCGGTCATCCAGATCACCTCCGATCTTGTAGGTCTTGCCCCGGCTGCGGCCAGTCCCCTTGCGGTACTCCGCAATCCAGACCGTCTTGCCGCTTTTGTAGTGGCGAAAGTGGCCTCTTACGGTAAAGGAACAGGCTGGGCTTGCATGGTGGCCTCTGGGAACCACTGTAAGCTGTTTTCCGACCGAGTGAATGATGTATGTGGTGCTGGCGGTGTGCGGCTTTGTAGGGCTTTTGCGTCCAGCAGGAGCCTTCGAGGTTGTGGTAGCCACGCCACCACGGATGCTACCCGTTCCATACGTCATCAGCGCCATCAGGGAGCCATACACAGTCAAAGCGCCCTGTTCGGTTTCGGTGGGGTTGCAGTCCGCAGGAAGCGTGCTTACCTTCTTCTTCCACAGGCCGTTGCCCAGCGGAGCAAAGACAACGTGGCCGAGCTTCCGGGCCGGGCTGTCGATGTAGAGCTTCAGCTTCTTGTCAGAGCGGAAGCACTTGATGGAGATGCCACTCTCGACAATCTGGATTTCCACTTCTCGCAGGGGAACCGGCATCGAACGAACCGGATCGTTGTGCTCATCCCGCCATGCAAGGAGCTTTTCGATGTCCGCCGCTGTGACCACGATCTTGTCCATCATCCAGAATCCCTCCCAACGAATGTGCCGGCATAAAGCCGCCCGCCGATCATGTAGTGGTAGTATTCATGCCCACGCTGGATGTCGGCCTGTCTGCCGGGCATGGGCCGCAGAACCAGCGGATGCCCAGCAATCTGCACCACATATTCTCCGGCTGGGATGAGCGCCGCCATCCACGGCTCCACCGGACTGGCCCGCGCCGGGCATCCATCCATACAGCAGGTGGCGGTTACCTGCTCCACGTTCATGGTGAACATGGAAAGCTGCTCATATCTGCTCATTTTGCCACCGCCTTTTTGATGGTGAACCGCCATCCCGGCCCATAGGCCATGCGGTACTCGGCAAGCATCTTCAGAGCTTCGGGCCGGGTGTCGAACTCGTCGATGTCCTCCCACGGCTGGCCGGGGTACTTCCCACGAATCTTAAACACTGAAACCGACCTCCTTCACGGCAACGCCGTTCTTGTCGCACCAGACTTCCTTGCTGCCGAGCTGGCGCTTGGTGTAGCCTTTGACAACGTGCATCTGATAGTCTTCCTCGGCCTGCGGGTCATGCCAGTGAAGGCCGCGAGCTTTGTACAGCGGCATCCAGTGTTCCTCATAGAAGTCGTACCCGGCTCCGTCGATTCCGAAGAAGTAGCCGTAGTCTTCGCTCTTGTAGATGCGGAAGCCGCAGTCGGACATCGCCCGGATGCCATCATCTTCTTCAAGCCACCAATCGTCGCAGGAGTCGCCGAACGACCACATCGTTCCCCACATCGGGAGTGAACCATCGTATTCGACCTCAAAGTCATCAGCCTCCGCAGATACGAGCTTGCCATCATCAAGCTCGATGCAGTACAGCTCGCTTTCGTCGTTATAGCTCTTGACTTCTCCCTCGTGCGTGGTGCTGTCAACCTCATCAGGGATTTCGTAAACATACACTCGGTCGCCGGTGCTGGGCTTAGTGACTTCCATCCAGTCATAAGAATGCAGGCTCATCAGGTCCTGAATCATCCCCTGCGGGATGGCATTCATTTCGCGGACCCACGCTTCAGCAGCGTCACGGATGGTGCGATACTCAACGGTCATAGCAAATTCCTCCTTAATCTCCGATACTGAGGTAGTCGGAGTAAACGGTATCATCTTCCTTGCAGTAGTAGTAGCTGCGGTCGCCGTAAGCTTCCCAGTCGAGAAAGATGAAGACAAGTTTCTTGCCGTTCCGTGCCGCCTCAACGGCGGTCGGGAAAGACTTGTACTTGTGTGCCTTCAAGAACTCGTTGAGTGCTTCCTTCGATGGAAGAATGGTTTTAGTAGCGTCGTTCTCCATGAGGATGCTTCCCCTTTCAGATGGACGCGCAGAAGTCGCCGAGCTTCTGCCACAGGTGGAACGTCTTCCGGCTCATCTGCACGGTATCGGGAACGCCCCGGCCGACCGTCCAGTTGTGAGCCATGCGGAACAGCCGCCCTGCGGCCTCCCGCTCCGATTCGCTGAAGTCGGCGCAAACCATGCCGTTCGGCTTGTTCACGATGGCAACCAGATCAACGTCCTGCCGGTGTTCGTCCTGCTCGAACTTATCGAAGCTGGCGTACTCTTTGACGTTCAACATCTCTCAGCCCTCCTTCTGCACATCCAGCAGCTCCCGGCTACCGTAAACCGCGCCTTCGCAGAACTCGCGAGCCTTCTTGCGGGCCGACGCGATGGACGCGGCCTCAATTTTGCAGGTGGAGGTGTAGCCTCCGTTCTTGAGCTGAGGGTTGTGGCGGAAATAGGTGACGATGTAGGTTTTCATATTCAAGTCCTCCGTGTTTTGGTAAGTTGTTTTCTGTATCTTCATTCTAACTTACCGGTATGGTAAGTCAAACTTATACTGAAGATTTCACAAAAAAATTTACCGTATACCGAAGGAACTTTAGCCAACAGTTATGCTCTGCTCCCGAACCTCTCTAAGAACTGCTGGGCAGCACGGGCGCTTACCGGGGTGATGGTATGATGCTGGCATCCAGAAAGCTGGTAGAGGACGGTGAAGTAGTTCCCGGCGGCATCCTCGAACAGTTCTATATAGAAGTCTTCAAACATCACTACCTTATTCGAGCAAAGCGATTCCGCCTTCCGGGTGTCATATCGAACGCCGTCTACGGTCTGCGCTACGGCGGGGCTGGTGCTGTTGCCAAGCTCCGGGAGGCCCGCACCGTTGGCATCACTCATGGAGACCTCATAACCAGCAAAATGCAGAGCCTTTGACAGCTCATCGAAGGTGAGCGAGTTGTTCTTCAGCCGCCCGCTGAGGTTCTGCGGGGTCCAGCCCATGTGTTCGGCCAACTCTTTCTGGGTCTTCCCTGCTCCAGCAAGGGCTGCGCGTACCATGTCAGATGCTCGCATATCATCAGCCTGCCTTTCCAGCCAGAACCCGATTCAGCAGGCTCTCGTACATGATCTGGAGCATTTCACACTTGGCTTTCGCTGCGGCCAGCTCCGCAGCCATGTTCGGATTTGACGCTGGCGTAGACACCTTGACATCCCGGATGACCGGAACTTCTTTCGTGACCTCCACGATTTTCTCTACGGGCTTTCCAACTTCCAGCTCCAGCGAGATCAGCATTGCAACCTCCACGTTGGTCATCTCTGCTGGGGTCAGGTGGCCCTTGTAGCCCAGCAGGCGGTCAACCGATACGGTCGTAATCTGCTCACAGAGGGCAGTGCTTTCACGTTCAGAGCTGCGGATGAGAACGTGCGTCGGCAGGTCTTTCTTCGGTTGGGTGGTCAGGTATACGACCTCTACCGTCTCTGAACAGGCGTTGTTCTTCTCGTTAGAGACGATGATTGCCGGGCGGCCTGCCGCCTGCTCACAGCCGGTGTAGTTGTCCTTGCTCACATACCAAATGTCGCCACGCTTGATTTCCATACTCTTACTCCTCCTTTGCCTGACGCTTCAGCTCGGAAGCGTCAATGGTGATGCAGGTGGTGTTGGCGATGATGTTATCGGCAATCCCCTTTCCATGCTCGTCCAGCAGGGATTCCAGCGAGGTCGCGGTGAGCCGCAGGGCAGCGACCATGAACGGGAAGTCCATCAGGTCATACCGACTTACAACGCCCATCAGCTCTTTGGTCATCGCGGTGACGCACTCGGCAGAAATGCTACGGGCATCATCCGGCTTGTTTGCAAGCACTGCCAGCGTCATCCGCAGCGCATAGGGCATCATTTTCTCAGCCATTGTCTTTGTCCTCCTTATACTCGCTGACGGCCTCCGAGATTGCATAATCGCGGTGGTACGTCCAGCTATCGTCATTATCAATGTACTTCCGCATCAAGACCGCCGCACGCGGGGCGAGCGCATTGAGCGTCGTGCGGTCAAGCTCATAGACTTCCATAAGCTCCTCATCGGTGAACTGTGAGATATGTTCCCGCACGTCCTCCTCATAGCTCCGAAGCTCATGCTCGGAGTAGGAGCAAACCAGCTCAAGGCCATCCAGCGGCTTCGGGCAGTAATCGGTGCAGCCATCATCATGGATGCCCGGCTTCTTCCCAGTCAGGAACGGGGCCATGCAGATGCCCTGCGGGTTGAACACGCAGGTTTCGGAGCAGCATTCTGTGCAGAGTTGTGAGCAACGCTTCAGGTATTCAATATCCATAATCAGCGCCTCCCCAGAAAGAGCCTTGCCAAGCCCACAACGGCCATCGCCCCGACGATTGCCCAAAAAGCAGCGCAGAGGATGTCCGTGGCCGTTTCGAGCCACTGATCTACCACGATCAACCATGCCATCATCATTTTTCCTCCCCTCAGCCGAATACCAAATCGCCAAACAGTGCGTGCTGGACAATCTCGTCCGCACAGGCGGCATCAATCTGGCCGCAGTCAACGGAGCCATCTGTGCTGTCCACAACATCGCAGTTGGCGTAGCAATTTTCGAGCCACTGCTTAAATCCAGCGAGGAACTTGTCGAGATCGAGCATATAACAAGTCTTGTCATCCTCAAACGGTTCTTCGAGCCAAACGGCAAGCTGCCCACCGCGAGAAATCTGGTCGCTTGCGTACTCCCCAAGATACTTGCCCTGCACAACAACGCGCCTGCACCAGTAGTTGATGCCGCCCTCCAGCGCAGAAACCATGATGTCATCAACATCCTGCTGGGTCAGCCGAGCCGTAATCTCTGCATGAACCTCAAACTTCTTTTCATCGGTCATCTTTCTTCATCCTTTCATCAAATTGTCGGGTCAAAAATCAGGCCATCCCACTTGCCGTTCAGACGGTCTGGGTACTTCCCGGTCGGAACCATGTACCTGTCCGGGACTTCCGGCGGCAACGGCCGCTCGTTCCTCAAATCCATACCAGCGTCGAACATCGAGAGCTGCACGGTCTGGCTGGTACGTTCCCGCAGGAGCCGATACCAGTAGATGATGTGGTTCCGAACAAGGTTCAGATTCACGCCATCCGGCCATGCAGGGTCAGAACAGCCGTTCTTCTTCAGGTCATCCCAGTGCTTATACTCAGCATCCAACTGCTCCCTGATCTGGGCCTCGCTCATCTCTTCAGGGGAAATATAGCGGCTCACAGGTGCGCCTCCTTTCGGCGCTCATCGGCGATGACATCAGCGGTAATGCGGTCAACACCGAGCTTTTCGAGCTGCCGGTAAGCTGCTTCCTTTTCCTGCGGGCAGTCGGCCCGGACGAGATCATCAATCATGTCACTCAGCATACGCCAGCCTCCTCTCTGGTGATAGTTCCGTGAGTCCACGGCCCGGTGCGAACGCCAATGCTGGGCAGGCGGGCCAGCAGGGCCTTTTTCATGCTATCGAGGTATTCCCGATAGCGCCGTTTCTGAAGGCCGGCCAGCCATGCGCTCTGACAGTCGGAGTAGCCGTCTTTCTGGACAAGCTCGACGGCCAGTGACCACTCGTTATCCTCCACGCAGATGTAAAACAGCTCGTTTTCGAGGATGACCCGACGCTCATTTCCGAGCCAGACGTTCGAGTTGGCCGCAGGCTGGAAGCTTGGACAGAGCTTCCGCAGTTCGGCGCAGAAGCATTCGAGAACGTCTTCTTCCTCGTAGCTGCTCCCGACTTCATCGAGATACCAGTCCGGTCCCGTGATGTCGGCATAGTCGAGATCACGCTGGAGGCGATCTTCGCAATCGTCTGTTCCCGGGCCATCCTTGCGGTACACCCGCAGGTCATCGTTGTCGATGTAGAACAGACCCTCATACGAGCCGGTCACACAAACATTGCCACGTCCCATAAATCAGCCCTCCGCGTCTCCGAGGAACGAGATGACATCTTCGAGGCCGGAGGATGCAGATTCGAGCATATCGACCGCATTTTCTGCAACCTCATACCGCTCAGTCCCCTGCAAGCTCTCAGGGATGTTCTCGAAGGCTTCCTGCTCCTCCTCGTAAAGCTCATCAATCTGGCCCTTCAGCTCATTCAGGGCATCTGCAATCTTGCTGATACGCTTGCGCCGCGAGTTATTCATTGTCACAGTCCTCCTCCACTTGTTCGTTGCAGGAATCATCAGACTCTCTGTACGAGAAATAGTAATCATCAGGCGGCTCCGTTACTCCGCCGAACCGGTCAAGCCGGCCGGAGCAATCATGCATCGGATTCATCGCTGTTCTCCTTCAGGTAGCAGTGGTCAACGACCCAGCCGCCCTTGTTGCCAAAGTCCTTCATGTACCAGTCGAGGCGAACCATCTGGTCGGTGCCATCCAAGCAGGAACCGAACAGGCTGGTGGAGCAGCAGCTCGACCGGAAAGCCTTGTTGTCGCTGCTGACCTCATAGGTGCGGCTGCGCAGCGGGTAATGCCGGTCAGGCCAGTTGCTCTCAGCAAATACGATGCAGGCGCTCACCGGCTTTGCAAGCTGGGTCTTGTTGCGCTCAACGAACAGGTCCCGCAGTTCGGGATAGGTCATGTTCTGGTTATCCATAGCTGATACCTCCATCAGAGAACGAAGCAGATAACGAGCAGGGTGACGGCAAAGGCTGCTGCGCCGATGGCAACGGCGTTCAGCACGTTGTTGAAACGCTCCCGGTAGGCATCCTTCTGGCGGCGTGCTGCGCGGCTCCGCTGCTGTGCGGGGCTGTTCAGCATCCGCAGGAAGCAGTTCGGGTCGTTCTCCCACTCACGAGCAGCGGTCATGTTCTTGTTTTCCATAGCTAAAACCTCCAAAATATCATGTATCTGCGGGTGGCTCCCGCGACGCCCAGCAGGGCGTTTCGGCCGGTGCCAGCGGCCATCATCAGGCGGGTTAAATGTCGGTTTTTTGTGCTCCGTCTTTGGTGTGTTGCCACACATCGACGGAATAACCAGTGCTGCGGAGCTGTTCGGCCAGTTTCCGTGCCCTGTCCGCGTTGTCGGCCCATGTGGTGAGCAGCCAGCCCCGCTTGCAGTAAACAATCTGGTAACGCATCGTTTACACCTCCTCACTTCATCAGGATGTCGTACAGGCGGGTCGGACTTCCTCGCAGTAGTAGAGGTCAACAAAACCGTTGCTGTACATCCACATCTGGCTCATCCAAGGCTGCTCGCAGTGAGCTACATCGGTGCTGTGCCAGCCATTGCCCCGGTTGGTGAGAACGTCGGTGTAGGTGGCTTCTCGTGCATCCACGCCCTTGACTTTGTGAGCTGCCCCGCTGCGCTTCATGATCTTGAGAAGGTAGACCGTTTCTTTGTCCATGTACTGCTCGGCCTCGTTCATGGCATCCAGCAGATTCTCCGCCTTCAGCATCTTGTAATCAATGGTCAGCGGCTTGTAATTCGCTCTGTAGTCAATCGCTACGATGTACTCGTTCTTCATATTCTGTTCCTCCATAATCTTACCGTTTTGGTATGTTTTTCTGTATCTTCATTCTAACTTACCCACCACTGGTGTCAAACGAAAAATGAAGATTTATCAAAAAAATTTACGGAGTACATCTGGAAATTTACCGGCGGTCAATAGACCATGCCTTCCGGGTCAATGATGGCACATTCCTCACCGTGAACGTAGTAGGCGTTGCCGTCCTCATCCACCCAGACCCAGCAATAGCCAGACAGCCCAATTTCCGGGCCGCTGGCTACGCCGTCCCACTCTGGCTTACGGGTCAGCTCCCCGACTACCGCAAAACCGATGTCCGCTGCATACCGGCGGGCAATGCTCTCAGTAGCAGGCATGAGCGGTGCTCCTGATGGCGTGGACCATCATCGTGATGGCCTCTGCCAGCGGAGTGTTCAGGTACGGCAGCTCCTTGTCCTCCACGATCTCGGAGTTCATGGTCTCGCCATGCTCGTTCTTTGCCGTAATCCAGCAGCCATCGCCGGTGTTCTCCAGCACGATGCTGAAGTACGGCTCCTTCTGGCCGCAATACTCCAGATACTCCCAGAAGATACGGGCCTTTTCCTTGCCCACGGACTTGACCGACCAGCGCCAGTTTTCGTCGTTCTGGTTGGCCTCGGAAACCAACTGGCTAATCAGTTCCTTGTGTTCACGCAGATCATACATATCTTTCAACCTCTTGACTTTCTCCTGCCCTCCTGATAAGATGGAAACGAGATGGGGCAGGTCCCATCCCGTTCCGTCTGGCTAGGTTCCCGCAGTGTCGCAAACTGTGTGGGGGAACCTAGCCTTTACTGTTTCTTAGGCTCGCCGGTTGCAGGGGCGAGGACTCCGGCAATGCACTTAATGCACTGCGTCGCTTCCTCGTCCGTGTGGCCGTGAGCCTTCAGCCAGTCGATCAAGCGGCTGGCTTCCAAAGCGGTCATGCTGCACTCGCCTTTCATTTTGTTACACCTCCTGCTCGTGCTTCCAACTTACCAGCCGGATGCTGGTAATTGTAGATAACTTACCTTTTTGGTAATTTATCTTAGTATCATTATAACTTACCCAACTGGTAAGTCAATCTGTTTTTTAATTTTTTCAAAATATTTTTTATATCCACTGGCTATTTGATGCCAAGCCGCTGGTAGCCTCTGGAAAACCTCTGAATTTGCATTTTGGTTACGGGTAAAAGTGTATTGGGAAACGTCTGGAACCCTCTGGGAAGGATTTGTCAAAAGTGCATAACAAAATTTGGCTATTTTGAGAATTGATTTTTCTGGCGACGTTGTTCCATCGGAATTTCCGTGCAAACAAAAAAATCCCCCTGCACCAGCCTTTTTACGGGTCATGGTACAGGGGGATTATCATTTTACGCTGACTTTGCGCTGACTCAGCCCAGATTCAGCGTATTCCGGGCAGCGGCCTGCTTGGCGGCGACGTGGTTGGCGTCGATCTGGGCCTCAATACGATTTTCGAGGTACTGGGTCGTATCGCCGCCGAAGTTGCTCTTGATGTAGTCCTGCGCGTCGCTGCTCATGCTTTTCAGGGCGGCAGACACGGCTCGCATCAGGGCTTCCTTCTGCTCCGCCTCATTGAACGTCCCGGCGGCTTTGAGGTCGTTGACGTAGGTCTGGTTCATCGCGGCCACGGCATCGGACACCGCACTGCCGATTTCGCGGACGAGGCGCTGCACCTTGATGTCGTTGATCTTTGCCACGATGAACTCGATGAACACGGCAATGCCTTTCTGGATGCAGGCGGTCACGATGGGAACGCAGATCAGCAGGGCGACGTACAGCAGGCTTCTCGTAAACTCATTCATATTCGGTTACTCCTTTCATTCAGTGAACCTGATTCTTCAGGCTGTTCATCCGCTTATCACCTTCGATGGCGGCAGCGGTAAAGCTGTTGTTCTTCCACCACGCAGCGACGCTGGTGGCAATGGTCAGGCCGGTGGTCACGAACTGTTCCACCTCCGAACTTTCGATGGGCAGCAGGGGCTTCCCGGCTGCGCTCGAAACCTGATTCGCCAGAGCGAACGCCAGAGCGGCCGTGCGGGCCAGCGTAGCGATGGACACTTTGCTATTCGTCATAGAGCCTATCTCCTCTCACAGGTACTTATCAGCGCCAGACAGCGCCTTCCACGATGCAGGGCCGCAGATTCCGTCCACGGTCAGGCCATGCGCCTCCTGCGCCCTCATCAGGGCGTTTTCGGTGGCCTCGCCGAACAGGCCATCAGCCTTCAGCTTCAGGAGCTTCTGAAGCATAATGGTGGCACTGCGGTTTGCAGGCCCGGTGCAGCCCCGTCGGATGGTGGGAAGCACGAACTTGTTGTAAGTCGTGCTGGGGTACTTTCCCGGCGTGGTGCAGAGCCACGTTGCTTTCGTGCTACGGGTGTCGGCGTGGACAAAGGCCCCACGGCTGTGCCAGTAGATGCCGATGCCGCCGAACCCCACGGCCTGAGCAAGGATGCCCAGTGCCACCGGGTTGATGCTGCGGTTCTCCGTCCTCCAGTCCGCCGCCATCCCATAACGGTGCTTGCTGCCCGAACTGCCTTTAACCGCCGCATTGTGCGTGATGCAGCGGTAGCCGGACGTGATCTTCAGCGGGCGGTCTACCTTGTCCCGGATGAGCTGGAGCTTTTCGGCCAGCTCTGTGTCCACCGACTGCTGTCCGCAGCCGCAGGGACACTGGAACTCATACCGGTCAAAGTTCTTGGTGAGCGCGGTCTTATCCCCGCGCTGGAACGTAATGATGCTCAACTTGCACACCTCCTAAAAACCGATTTGGGTGAACACATAGCCGAGAAAAGCACCGATGATGGCCGTTACTACATAGCCGACAGCCTTACGCCACAGCTCTCCATCGCGGCTCTCCAGAGTTTCCAGCCGTTTTCCCTGCTTTTCCTGCTCCCTGACCATGCTCTCCATACTCAGGGCCAGCTTCTCGACCGAAGTGGACAGTGCGCCCATTTTGCTTACACTTTCCTCCAGCAAGGCGATTCGTCTGTCCTGACGGGCATTTTCCTCTTCGAGCCGACGCTTGAACTCCTCATGCTCGGCTCGTGTAATAGGCTGGTCCATCTGAACCTCCTCTCCTTCGTCATACAAAAAATGAGGGGAGCCGGTTTTCCCGACTCCCCTGCGCGATCACTCGACCTCGACTTCGAGGTCCTTCAGGATTTCCTCAACCTGCTTCCGAATCAGCGCCGGAACCTGATCGAGGGTCTTCTTGCCCTTCACAATGAGGGTTGCATAGATGACTGCCATGATGCCTTTCTCCTTTCTCAGTAATATTTTTAAGGCAAATTCCCGCAGGCGGCTCATGCGTTGCCGTCCGCCGCGAGAATGGCCTTGACTTCTTCCCGCAGGTGCTCAGGCACCTGCTCGATGGTTTTCCGCCCCCGGCGGATGAGGTTTGCATAGACTTCTGCCATGATTATGCCTCCTTATCTGCGGCGGATGTGACCGCGATGAGCTGTTCGTACACGTCGCACAGCGCCATCTGGGTATTATCGAGGTTGGTTTCCAGAGAAGAAACCTTGGTTTTCAGGGCTTCATTCTCCTCCTGCAATTCCGCCATCGTTTTCTTCTTCTGCAATTTAGCTACAGAATCGACTCTTACTCTGTTCAAACCCATTACTGGAAACCTCCCTGAATCGAAGCGATATAGCCGCTCTCGCCGCTTGCACCGCGCTCTGCGGTGACGCGGAAATTGAATGCGAAGCCGTTGGCCGCAATCTGGTTCGTGAACAAATGGTTCCGGCCATTCCGGGCCTCGGTGGTGGCGTCCTCCCATACCGGCGAACTGTCCTTGCCGTTGTTCGTGACCTCCACCTTGAACACAGCGTCAGCTGGAATCAGACCGCCTACGGTGATGGCGCAGAGCGTGATCTGGGCATCCGCCTCCATCGGCTTCGCCAGCGTGATGCTGGCGGCGGTGACGGCCTTCGTAAAGGTGAACGTCTTGGTGACGGTGGCCTTGCCATCGGTCACGGTAACGGTCATGGTGTGACTGCCGTTCGTAATTTTCTGGAAATATTCACCGGTGACGGCGAAGCTGTTGGTGGTCTTACGGGTCGCGGTGTAGGTTCGCTTGGTCGTGCCGTCCAGCTTTTCGGTGACGGTCAGGGTGTCCCCTGCGTCCTTATCATCCACGGAGTACGAGATGGTGAAGCCGCTGGACTTGGTGCCGAGGTTGGCTGCGCTGGAGGTCGTGATGGTCGGCGCGGTGTTGTTATCGACCGTGCGCTTGGTGGACGTGGTGTAGCCGGACTGAGCGTTATAGCTGTCATACGCCTTGACACGGTACATCACGGTGGACCAGCCCTTGGTGATGGTGTCGGTGTAGGTCAGCGCATTGCCCTTGTACACCTGCGTGTAGGAGGAGCCACCATCGGTGCTGCGCTCCAGAATGTAGCCGCTCAGGTTGCCATCGCTGTCACTGGCCGCAGTCCACGAGATCACCAGCGTGCTGCCGCCCTTGACATCCTTCGGCACCGCGATGGACGGCGGCGCAGACGGGGCGTTGTTGTTGACCACCGTTACCTGCGAACTGGTGCGCCAGCCAGACTCCAGACCCTCGGTGTCGTATGCCTTGACGCGGTACATCACGGACGTGGTGCCGAAGGCGACGTTGTTCGTAGTGCTGGTGGCCGTACCCTGATAAATCTGACTCCACGAACTGCCGCCGTTGGTCGAACGCTCTACCTTGTAGCCGGCGAGATTGCTCTCAGCATCAGAGCTTTTTGCCCACGAGATCGAAATGTTCGTGCCGCCCATGATGGACGAAGGAACGGAGATGCTGCCTGGGGTAGAGGGTGCGGTGTTAGTCGAGACCGTGCCATCGTCAGACACCAAGAGAGTAGAAGGCAAAATCAAAGCGGGGCGGATGCCGTACGAGTTGGAGCAGAAGCCGTGGCCCCAGTCGCCACCGGAGTTGACGTACAGGGCGAAGTCGGAGTAGTTGCGGCA